AGCATTAAGAAGAATTACATCATTCCTATTTGATGTAACAGCAGAAAGAGCATCGGCAAGGCTTGTTTGAACTACCCTTGTTCCGTCCGGATAAATATCATCCCAATCTTTTGCATATTGGACATAGGCTGCGTCAGAAGTATTAAAAACCACATAAATATTGCCGGGAATAAAAGAAGGATTAAAAGACTGAACAATGTTTCTTAGAACCCTTTCAAGCCCCAAGTTTCCATGAGTAATTTCTGAGGTTATATCAGTTTTTTTCATATTTTCCTTAATTAACCTAACCTAACCTGACCTAATATTATTGTGCGGCGTCAAATCTCGGTGATAAAAAGCCAAGATTGACATAAGTATCAGTCAAATGAGCAGCGCTTAATTCATCTGAGCCTGCATCAAAGTCTGTGCTTCCTGCAGCAACCGCGATTCTTACATAGCCAATTGGCGTTAGCCCTTCGGGAATTTCTGGCAATAAGGCGTTTCCTGAACCAGAAGCAATCTCTCCCATGTGTAGGGTGGGAGTACCAGCAGCATTCAAACATACAAGATAACAGGCTTCTTGAATTGTGTCGGCATCAGCCGGAATATCGTGAGTAGTAGCCGTAAAAGCAACCTCGGCGCTTGATTTGGACTTAAATACACCATTGTGCAAATATTTCGTAGTGTTGGCAATTTTGACCTTAGCCGCACTCGCACTTCCAATACAAAGCCCCGGATCACTAAGACAACGGTATTTTAGGTTTGTGTTCAACTCATCAAACATATCCATAAATGCTTGGTGAGAGAATCCTTCCATTTTTTGTAGTGCTTCCATATTATTTATTTAATTATTAACTTGATACTGCGTGTTCAATTACTCCAATCCAGCTGTGGTTCAAAATTACAGCAGCATAGGTTGCTTTCCAGCCGCTTGTTGCTCTTTGGTTTAAAGGATCTTCACCAGCCCCCAAAGGCTTAACAATGTTTGTTACCGCTTCGCCAGAAATTCTTGTTTGAGCATAGGCGCGTGTCCCAAAGATTAGTGTGGCGTGAACAGTGTCAACCAATGTTCCATCGTATGTTTTGCCCTCAGTTGTCATCAAGAATCTAACATTGGCAAGTGAGCCAACCTCGTCCTCCATTACATCGGCTTTATTCGGATATTTCTCAACCGGAATCCAGCCAGTTGCGTCGTCTAAATCATAAAGAGTATCTTCGTCAATAATCCCGATAAATGATTTTCCAACTGGAGTGGTATTATAACCAGTTGATGGGTTAATCATCCTTGTTACTGGCTTAGCGTTGTTCCCTCGAAGAGTTCTAACCATTTCTTTAACCTCTGCCCGGTTCAGTTTCATTGCCTCAGCAATCTCTGCTCTACTGGTAGCGGTTGAAGCATATTGACGAGTGGTTGTGGCGGTAATCACATCTCTACAAAGTCGGTCTAAGGTAAGTCCGACCTGATCTCCTAATACCTCATCAGCTACCTCAGTTAAAACTGGGTCGTAGCTCTGCATGTCAACAATATCAGTTACCGTGATGTAATCACCATACTGCAAGACCTCGGCGGTAAGTTCTGTGGTTGAAAGCTGTTTCCCTGCTGGAGTAACACCTTCAGTTAAAGGCGTAGTAGCAGCCTCTAATATTCCATATCTCCGGAACTTAATGACGTTTGTGCCTGCTTTACGAGGAAGATCTCTCACTTGAGCAAAACGGTTATGAAGCAAAGAGGGAGTTGCTCTCTCGAGCAATACTTTATCGTAGAAGTTGTTAACTTCTGCTGGAACTTGTGTTCTTGTTGTTAGATCTGGCATGTTATTAAACTAAAAAAGGCACTGGTCTCTCGACCCAGTGCCGGTTTTTCCGTCTATCACTGATACTAATTTAATGATAAAACATTAAAAATAATTTGTCAAGTACTAAATTAGTTTTTATTCTAATCTATCCCTAACTGGCTTGCCTGTTTCCGGATCAATTCTATCAATTAAAAAGGCTCTACCCGCCTCCGAAGTCATGTGCTGAGACTCGCTTATCACGTCTGCGACTTGCTGGGGAACTTCTTGATATACACCCTTAGCAACAAGTATCTTAAAACCATTTAGTTGAACGGGTAAGTACGCCCCCTTAACATAAACCTGTTCCTCTCTTTTTGTCTTTTTATTATAAACCCACTTTATAACTCCAGGCTTTTCGCCTACTCCGAGTGGTACTAAGATTCTTACTTTCGGTTGTTTCATTAAACGCTCCCTCATCCTTTCTGCCTTACTTAAATATTGCTCCTTCTCTCTTTTTAACTGACCAGGGGTTTCTTTTACTTTTAGGGCACGAAGGGTATTAATTGCAGCAATAAGGGGCTTCTTGGTTTCGAACTGTTCAGCATCGCTTTCTGACATCCCCAACTTAACAATCACTTCCCGAAGTTCTCTAACTGATAGTTTGGTTAAATCTTCTTTCTTTGGCATATTCACTTATTATTATAACACTTATTTTCTACCGAGTATTTCTGCCTTCTTGGCGGCCACTTCTTCTGCGGAAGCTTTGCTCCAATCAATTCCTCCGCCCCCTGGTTTTCTGAAACTGCTTCCACCGCCTCTAGTTTTTTTAGCATTCTCGGCAGCTTCTCTTTCTTTCTGTGCTCCTAATTTCTGTAAATCCTTTGAGGCAACAATGGCCATAATATTGTGAGCTGGGATATTGCTGTAGGCGGGGTTTGCCATATACTTTAAGGCAACTCCCCGATATTTAGCATATTCTGGATTGTCTCTAATAAAAGCATCAACCTCTATTTGGTCTTTAGTGGCCCTCAATTCCTTCTCAAGCGGGCCAACCTTCTTTTCAAGCACTCTGCTAATCGTTGCTTCATCATCGGGATCAATTTCTTCTTCCTCTTTCCTTATCCTCTCTTTTTGTTTTTCAATTTCCGTTCTCGTTTCAGGAACTATCTCATCAAGATTGACCTGCTCTTCCTCTTGTTCTTTCTCAATACCAAACTTAGCCGCTTGCTCATCGGTTAAATTATCCTTGTTTTCTTCCAGGAAAGCCTTTTGGCCATCAGAAAGCTCTTCAGGGGCTGTTTCAACTATTTCTTCTAAATTTAATTCTGGAGTGGTGTTATTATCTTCTGGCATAGTTTGTCGGTTTTTCCGTCCTAACTAATTTAAATATAAAACATTTAAGCGCCTTTGTCAACCTTTTTGTTCTCTTCTTCCAGTTGTTTTTCAGTAAAATATGGGTCTAAGCCTGGATCTTCTCCCACCGAGCCAGTAAGTTTTTCAATCATGGTTTCAGGAGTCTTTATTATCTCTTTATAAACTCTTAATTTGTCTCTTAAGCGATCCATTTGCTCTTTAGTAGCTTCTTCGTCTCCCTCTAATATTCGTTCGGTAACAACCTCAATATTAGCCTCTAATATCTGGGTCATTAACTGCCAAAACGGACTGCCCATCCCCATCCTAAAAGTAGCAATAGCTGCTTCTCGTTTTTTTTCGGTATCAAAAAGTTTGTCTTTCATATTATGTTGGTGGTATTGCTCTACCCGGTGATCTGCTCGGCGTAATCGGGCCACTCTCTTCTGTTCTAACCGGTGGTGGCGTTACCCTTGTGCTTCCTGGCGGTTGAAATGCCGTCTCTTCAGGTTCTTCTGGGAAAAGCTCTGGACTTACCTTTTTAATTGTTAGTGCCTTTTTATGGGTTTCTATATGAGCATAAGTAGCTGGCGTGTCGGCAGCCTTAGAGTGCATTTCCAAATGAACATTGTGGTCATCTTCTCTTTGTACTTCGACAAACTCGTTCTTATTGAGCTTCTCATTTTCATCTTCGGCAACCCGTTCATCAATGGTTGGCGGGAAAAGCCTATCAATTTCATCTTTCTCAAAACCATAAAGTCTTGCCAATTTCTTATATCCCCACCTTCTATTGCTGGTTGGGTCTTGAAGAACAAAACCAAAGAAACCAGTCAATGAGTTTCGCTCTTCCAGCTGTCTTGCTCGACTTAAAATTTGGCTTTCAATTTTTATATCGGGATCTATATGAGCAATAATATTGGAATGCCCTAACTTCCTCCACTTAGGCCCAAAAGCACCTTCTATTCTCAAAACCTTTTCATCAATTTCTTCTTCAAAATTATCTTTATAAAGCCGATACCATTGTCGCCAGAACCGCTTTTCTGACCAGCCGAACACTTTGGCCGATAAAGAGTAGCGAGTGTCTGATTCAGAAGAGGCGATGTTAATCTCACCAAGCGTTCTCTGTTTCTCTGATAGCATCCCCTGCTTAATTTCCGGAGTAGCCGTTGCCTTTTGAGCAGAAACTTCTAAAGATTCATAAATAAAATTTAATAAAGCCAAGTTCGGTCTTGCCTTAACAAGAGGCATAATTGCCGAGTCCAGCCTTTCACCCTTGCTGTCCATTGGAATAAACTTATTGAAACCAAATTTAAGATCCCTGCGGTTAGCGATTTTGTTAGAATCATAAATATACATTGGATAAAGGTCGGCCTTCATTGCCCTCATTCCGAGATTTTGTGCAACCGCCCTTGCTCTTTGCTTGTCTTCGGTTAAATCAGGAATAGATGTGCCATCCCAGTCGTGAGCCGTGGGATAAAGAGGTCTGTCTATCACTGGCCACAAAACCCTTTTCGCCTTACTTTTTAGAACCTGTAGCCCTATTACCTTGCTTCTTTCATTAGCCAGCCAAACTTTTACTTTCTTAACCTTGCCCTTTATTTCCCAATGTGTGTGCCACTCAGTAATATCATATTCTGCATTAACACCCAGTGCCCTTTCTGAATCTCTTTTCTCGCTCTGTCTTCCCTGGGCCGTATCTCTTGCTTCTTGAGCCTTTCGTAAAAGCGCCTTAGTTCCGCCACCAATTTTAATTCCCCTGAAATCGTCATTAAAAATGTGGGGGTGCTCTTTAATATCCTGCTTAGTCATCTTTATTTCTCTGCCGAAAAACCTTGCCGCCCCCCTGCCCTGTCTATTACCGTTAATAGAAACGGCCCGTGGATCTTTAAGAAAACTAAGAGGGTCTAAAACTTCCGGAACTGGCAGGAAGATATTGTTTTTGGGGTCTCTTTCGTATTCGTGGAGTGCTAATATCCCCCGGCCAAAGAATAAAGTGTCCCAGTCCCAATCAAAATCGGCTTCATCTTTTTCCATGTCTTCGTAGTCGCTCTTGGCCATTATGTTAAGGTTTTCTGCCACCTCTTCATCGCCCTCTTCTCTACCGCTAAACCGTGCCATTAGTCTATCCGCGTACAATGACGCTAAAACGGTCTGAAATATTGTAAAGAGGGTAGTATCCCCTATTGCACTTTTCAGCCGTTTTTGGTTGTTATACAGCTTTAGTCTGGCGTTATTTTCGCTTATTTTGGGATATTGGTGTTTCCATGCCAAATCGTACTCCGCCTGAATTTGCTTAGCCAATCCTTCATAAATATCAGTTGGAGCTTCTGCTTCGGTAACACCAATTTCGTATAGTGTTTCTTTTTTACTTTTAGGCACGTTTTCCTTTTAAGACTTTCTTATAATGTTTTACTTCTCCTGCATAGCTTTTACCATCCTTAAAACAAATGTGCATATACCTCCCACCACTTAGTTTCTTAGTTTTAATTCTTCCACCCTCACGGCGGCATCTTTCAAAATCTGCTGGCATATTGCACCTCCTTTCTATTAGTTTATCACTTTTTCTCTTACGCTTTCAAATTTCTTAACAACCTCTTTTGTTTTCTTGTCCAGCTTTTTACCCAAAAGAAAATCAATGGTAGCAACAGCCCCAGCAAATGCCAACGCTGCGGCCTGATTAACCTCATCTTTGTTTAAGTCTTTCTTTCCTTTGCCCGGCTTAATAATCCAATAAGAAGAATAAATTTGTTTCTTAAATACCAGTAGATACTCAAAAATTTCAATATTAATCCGTCTGATATAAACCATACAGCCCTTGTATGGCAATGCTTTCAATGTGGTAATTCTTCCTTTGACCTTTTTAGGCTTTAGGTTTAGATTTTTCTTCTTTTTCATCTTTGCCATCAAGAATATCACAAATTCTTCCATAGACTAATGGAGTAACATTGGCTACTTTTCCAGCCCTTTCCTTAATAAAAGTAGCATCTTCCACCGATACCTTCATTTCCTCCTTAGCACCCCAAAGTTTTGTCGATAGATAATAGATCCTTCCTTTTGTTCCGGCTGGTATGGGCACTGGTTGTCCAGTAGGGCTTAATTCCGCTCCATTGATAATAAGATTCAGCGCCTCTCTAACTGTTACCGGCACTAATTTATTTTCCTCGTTCCGCATTTTGATGTCTCTACCCTGATAGTCTTTTAATATTTTTTTAACATTTACTTTCATTTATCTCACCCCCTTCTATCGCTTATTATACATCCTCTTTTAGGTCGCCGCTCCCAACTTATCGCTAACGTAGTTAAAGCAAACTCCGTGCAATTCTACCGTATCAGAAATCGTATCTTCACCGTCTGCCGACAACCGTGTCAGCTTAAACATAATAGTGGCGTCAGTAGCACCAGGAGCATCTATCCCTTCAATATCGGTAACCACCAACCCATTAGCAGTGGTAGAGGCGGCGTCAACTGCTATCAGCGTTTCTTCCCCGTCTTGAGTCATATCCTCGTCTTCACTAAACCAACGATATTTTAACTGCCACTTACAATTGCCTGTAGAGGCGGAAGTCCAGCCAAGCCTTATTATCACTCCTTCTGTTCTGTCAAAGTCATAGGGAATAGCAATTCGCCAGCTAACGCTTCTCTGGTTAGCTTCTACCGTTTCGTTGGCAAAGCTCCAAGCCGATGTTTCCAGCGTCCCAAAAGCAACTTCCGTAGCGGGTTTAGCACCTGGAGCTTTAATCCCTGCCGCATCAATCCATAAATCTCTGATTACTCTGGCTGTGCCCACTAAAGTAGCAACGCCGCCCGAACCAATCTGAAAATAATTATCAGCATCACCAAACTTTTGAGTAGCAGTAAATAACTGGGCGGTTTCTAAAATAGCCAAAGTCCCAGAGGCGTTAGGGAATTGAAAAGTTTTATTGGAGGTGGCAAGGTTGTCTGCTTTAAGAATTGCGTCTCTGCCGCCTGTATCTAATCTCATCCCTGAAGTAAAATCAACCTTAAAATATCTATTTTCAGCGTTTCCTTGAGAAACGTTAGTAGCAATAAGCCACCCATTAGCATCAAAATTTAGTGAAGGCTCCCAATTACCTAAGCCATCAGCCCCTGCATTAGACAAAATATAAAAACCTGCTTCGCTGATAAAAGAACTATAGCCTTCTGGGTCTAATGGCCACAACAATCCCGTGTGATCGGGAGAATACTTAAATCCCCAGGTTTTGGCAGTATCAAAATACAAATAAACATTATCTTGAAGGCACAAGTCTCCTGTCATTGTATCGCCAGTAACATTGACGTAGCGGGTGTCTAAAAACCCAACCGATGGTGCTGTTATTATTTCCATAATTAAGTACCCACACTTATTTCAACAACCACTCCCGCCTCACTTGAGGCTAAATATAGTGTTTTGCCAGTTAAGTCTTTTTCGTCTGAATGATAATCACTACCAGCCGGAAGGGTTAAATATGGGGCGGTTGGGGTGGCTACTTTACCACTAACCCAAGCAAACCTAATGTCGTGAAGAGTCCTGCACCTAAACCTTAACTCTCTGGTGCTGGAGGGAAGCGGTTGCGAATACTCTGTATCGGCAAGAGTAAGAGTTACATTATAGACTGTGGTTTCTTTGACGGGATAGGGCATACTGCCTATATTTTACCACTTTTTGCGTCGGCAACTGTTCTTTCCCAATCTGCTCTCTCTAATGTTTTTGCATCAACTGGAGTATTGCCAAGGGGTTTAATGTTCAATACCTGAAAAGAACCCTCCATTTTATCTCTGTCTCCGGAATCATCAAGATAAGAAGCCTTTTCGTTTCTCTTACTAATCATTTCTACCTTCAATATAATGTAATGCTTACTATTTACTTCCCAGCTTCTTATTTCCGGCAAATCCTCTTGTCTTAAAGAGAAGCGAGGTAATTCTCTACCCGCTTGAGCAACTGGCATTTCTGTATCATTCATAATTACATTCTATCAGTTATTTAACAGCGAGGTCAAGTCCGTTCTCTTCTTTAATGAGCCGACTATCCTGAATCTCAATCCTCACTAAAAGACCATTGGCTTTATGGACAACAAACTTCCCAAAAGGATATTTTCTTAATATCGCAATTAAGTTAGCTTCCCTTCCGGAAATCTTAACAGTAACCATCTTTTCTGGTCTGGCTGGAACAAAAGGATTAGTCATAATTAGTCAAAAGGATCAAGCTCTGTTTCTCTTGAGTTATCTTCCACTATTCGCGGCTGTTCTTGATAGGCTGGCGGGGTGTCTGTTCTGGCAAAAGTCATCGCAAAAGCATCCGCAACGTCAGGACTATCAACGCCCTCTCTCAACATTTCTTGCTTGCTCATTATCTTTATTGTACCAGAACTATCAGCTACCTTATATTTTATCCGGGTTAGTTGATACCAATCATCATCTTTCTCTAACTTGCCGCCATGCAATATCCACTCCCTTGCCCGCCAGTATATTTCGGCTCTAAGGTTGAGAAACCTGCTCTTATCAGACGGAGAACTTGCTCCACTCACACCAACAACCCGATTTTTCATTTCCTTCAGCCGGTCGTAAGCCCCCTTTCCAACGCCCACCTGATCAACAAAAATGTCTTGGTCTTTTACTCCCAATTCTTTAGCAAACTTGACTACGCTACCAGCATACTTCATTGTGTCCGGTTCATTTTCCTTATAAACCTTTTTAGCCACATTGTAGGCTCGCGTAACCATTACACTAAAATTTCTACCCCCGCCGGCAATATCACAACCAAGCCTCTTATTGCCAAATGGGGCTTCTTGTTCTACAAATGCTCGCTCAATATCAGAATCTGTTAAAAGCGACATCCAGCCCTTTGCGTCAATTGCCCCTTCCTCCGGGAACTTACACTCATATAAAATATCAAACAACGCCTCTTCTCTCATTTCGTTAATAAACTCCTCACTAAACCTGCCTTCTTTAATCCCTTGTCTATAATCAATCAAAATCTTGTAATAACGATCACTACGCCATGTGCGCAGAAAGTGGTTTCTATGAAAAGGGTTGCCCACCTTAACCAAAAAGTTATCTTTTTTATCACCCAACATCCTCATCAAAGTAGCCTGCAAAGAGTCAGGAATAAGTGCCGACTCGTCTCCGATAACGTTTGGCGCACCAAATCCCATTAATGAGGTGCTTGTTTCAGCAATTCTTCTTGAGTCGGCAGAATAGACTCTTACTTCGCCTCTTCGTTTATAAGTAAGCCTATCTTGGCTTCTTTTCATTCTCAAACGGTCAAGCGGGATATCTACCTCCAATTGTGCTCTGATTACAGGGCAGTCAAGAGAAAACATAGTGATATACTCCATAATGATCCGGGCCTTCTCTTTAGTGCCCGCTACAATCGCCCATTTCTCAGGTTTAAGAGAAGCCCTTATCACCACCCCAGCCGCTACCGCCAATGATTTTCCATAGCGAGTAGCCGCTATAATCTGGACACGATTCTTTCCGTCAGGCGCTTTTCTATGAAGAATACAATCAATAATTCCTATTTGCCCAGGAGTCCACTTAATTATTTCTCCTGTTTCGTCTTGAAATTCATAGTCTTTTAAAACCTCAAGGGTTGTTTCTCGTATCACGGCAGTCTTTTATCTTGTTTTTCTAAAAATTTCTCCAGCTTCTCATTAATTCCATGCTCTACTTCATATTTTTGCACCGGATATTTACTAAAAACCTTTAGGGCCATGTCAACCCCTCTTCCTTTAGCTGATAAATCTGAAAACTGCCGGATGAGAAAGGCTAAATGAGCCATTGTTTCTTCCGGAGTAAGTCCAAATTTAGAAAACCCAAG